ACATGGACAAGGAGGCCAAACAGGCCATCCACAAGGAAACCCGCCGCGAAATCCGGGAATTTGGTGTCGCGCGCAGGCTGCCGAGCTGGCAGGAGTTCATTGCCGCTGTCGAAAAGACCATCGCCGAATACAATGACAAGCCGCATACCGGCCTGCCGCGCTTCGAAGATCCTGCAACCGGCAAGATGCGGCATATGTCGCCGAACGAGGCCTGGGCGGCGCATGTCACGTCAGGCTTCCAGCCGGTCACTGTCGATCCGGCCGAGGAAGATGACCTGTTCCGGCCTTACGAGATCCGCACGGCGCGGCGCTCGCTGGTCGAATGGAACACCAACAAGTATTTCCACGAGGCTCTGCAGCGCTACGAGGGCGAAGAGGTCATGGTTGGCTATGACCTGCATCAGGCCGAAAAGGTCTGGGTGCGCGAGTTCGACCGGAACAGCGGCAATCCCGGCAAGCTGATCTGCGTGGCCATCTTCAATGGCAATGCTCAGCGCTACATCCCGCTGACCATGGAGCAGAAGGCGCTGGAGGATCGTCAGAAAGCCGCGCTGAAACGGCTGGACGACAGGCGTCAGGCCAAGATCGAAGAACTGCACTCGCCCTTTCTGCTGGACCAGCAGGCGGTCGAGATCGCGGATTTCATCGACGTGGAATCGCAGCCTGAACCCCAGCCAGTCGTGCTGGCGGTGGATAATTCCGATGTCGCGCCTGTCCCGGCGCAGCCCCGGCGCCGTGTGTTCGCGAGCGATGCCGACCTTGCGGCATGGGCCTTGAAACATCCCGAAGAACTTACAGCCGGGCAGATTGATCTGCTTCGGGACTGCCTCGCGCGCAGCAATGCGCGGGAGGTGTTCAGACTGTCCGGCATCGACACGGAGGCGCTTAGGAACCTCCTCCGTGCCGCTGCCTAAACCAGAAACGTCAGGAATGAGGAGAGCATAGACGATGCGAGACGTATTTGTCGAGACGAGCAACTACCGCAAATTCATGGGCGCCTTGACCAAGGTCGATGAGCGTGGCGCCGAGGAAGCCTGCATGGTTGTGGTCGATGGCAAGCCGGGCTTGGGCAAAACGGCGACGATGGCCCGCTGGGTCAGCCAGACCCAGAGCATCTACTTGCGGGCGCAGCGCTGGTGGGAGCACGGTGATTTCGTGGCGGAGTTGCTGGCGAACCTTTCGGTGACCCAGCCGATCCGGGGGCGCCGGGATCGCTGGAAGCGTATCCTCGACGAGCTGGGAAACCGTGCCGAGGATGCTGCGCTGGAGGATCGCACGTTCGGCCTTGTGATCGACGAATGCGATCTGGTCTCGGGCAAACAGGAAATCATGGAAACGATCCGGGGCCTCTCGGATATCCAGTTCCTGCCCACGATCATGGTCGGCATGGGCAAGCTGCGCGACAACCTGCGGCGCTTCCCGCAGATCGAGAGCCGGGCCCCGAACAAGATCGAATTCCTGCCCGCTTCGCCAGACGATGCCCGCGACCTGGTGAGAGGGCTTTGCGAGGTGCCGGTCGCGGATGACCTCATCCAGTTCGTCTGGCGCCATTCGAAGGGCTTTTCGCGGGAGATGGTCGAGGCGATCTCGAAGATCGAACGCTTCGGGCGCCGGATCGATGTCGGCCCCGAGGGCGTGACGGTCACGGACATGGCCGGTCAGATCATCATGTCGAACCGCGAGACGGGCAAGGACATCATCGTGCCAGAGGCTGCGCGATGATTGACACCACCAAACCCGGTGCGGCGGCTACGGCCCTGCTCCGCCATCTCGCGGCAGGCGTATGCCTGACGGCCGACCAGATGGCCGAGGCGCTCGGGATCACCAGAGCACAGGCGATGAACGCTGCTCGTAAACTCCTGCGGCGCGGCTATCTGGAAAAGATGGCTGCAGGTTGTTTCCAGTTGTCGGAAGCCGGTAAGGCGGCCGCCTTATCCGGGATTACCATCACATCCGGCCCGAAAGGAAAGACCGGCGTAATTGCAACCCGTCGCCAGACCTTCAGGGAGCGCGCATGGCTCGCAATGCGCATCCATCATCGTTTCACCATCGGGCAGATTGTCGCTTCGGCTGCGCGCGATGGCGAAAGGAATGCCCGTGAGAACGCCCGCAAATATCTGGCCCAGCTTGGACAGGCAGGTTTCGTAAAGGAGCTTCCCAACCGTCTGCCCGGCACCAGCATGGGAAGCAATGGCTTCAAGCGCTGGGTGCTGATCCGAAACACCGGCCCGCGTGCTCCCGTCTATCGCGCCGAACTGCAAACAGTCCATGACTTCAATACCGGGGAGGACATTCCGTGCAAACCCCGCTGAACCTCGACCTGCCGGAACCTGAGTGGATCGGCCTCTGCCGAGCGGAGGTGGCGAAGGGCAAGACGATCAGCCAGGTCGCCCGGGAATGCGGAATGCCCCGGTCTTCGCTGTCGATGCTGCTGTCGGGCGATTACCCGGCCCAGAGCCTTGATCTGGTGACCCGCAAATATGGCCAGCGGATCGTGCAGATTTACCGGGATGCGGTGATCTGTCCCCACCTCCACCGCTCCATCCCTTCGGATGAGTGCCGCGCCCATGCCGAGGCACCCATGACGACATCCCGCCCCGAAAAGCTTCGCCAGTGGCGCGCATGTCGCCGCTGCCCCCTGAACCCCTTGCCGAAGGACGCCGATCAATGACCCGCCTCAAGTTCCCTGCGCATCATCGTTCCCCGCATCTTCTGACCGATATGGTCGCTGGCTGGCATGGGGTTTCGGTCGAAGATCTCGCGGGCCGTGATCCGTTGCCGCGCCTTAATGTCGCCCGTCAGGATCTGGTCCTGATCCTGACGGAGTTCACCGGCCTCACGCAGGATCAGATCGGGCTGGCCCTCGGCGAACGCGGCCCTTCGACGATTTCCAGCCTTTACCGCAGCGCTGTCGCGGCTGCCGAAAGCAATCAGGAGACCCGCCTCCGGCTGCATAGCCTGCGCGGCGCGGCAATGGCCCTTCCGGGTGACATGGAGACGCGGCCCGCCGCAGATCAATCCGCCATCGCCATTGCCCGCGAGAACATCGCGCCGGTCACCCGGCCGGTGAACGCCTTCGAACGCATGTCCACCTCGGTCGTGGCGGCGGTCGAGATCCTGCGCACCGGCGATCTTTCGGATGCCGATGCCCGCCATGCCGCATTCTGCGTCCTCACCCGGCCGCGCACCGCGCCGCCGCCCATCACCAATGTCATCCCGATGAAAGGAACCGCCTGATGACCCGTGAAACCAATATCGTCCCGTTCACGATGCCCTCGGGCATCACTGATGTGAACGGCAAGCCCTATATGGCGGATGCCAAGGGCGCCCTCGTGCCGGTTGAAGTGATCAAGGCGCAACATCTTCTCGAGGATGAGGTGGTGCGCAAGATCATGGGCTTTGCGCTCGCCCTCTCGGCCCAGATCACCCGCTTTCGTGGTCACACCTTCACCGATCTTGGCGAGCTGGATGCCTTGTTGGCGCAGGAATACGGGCTGACCAAAGGCGGCGCGAAAGGCAATCGGACCTATTCGACGCACGACAGCCTCTTTGCCGTCGAGGTGCGGGTACAGGATCAGATCGACTTCGGGCCGGAGCTGCAGATCGCCAAGACGCTGGTCGATGAATGCCTGAACGAGTGGTCGGCGGATGCCCGTCCAGAGCTGCGCGCCCTGGTGACCCGGGCCTTCAACACCGACAAGGAAGGCAAGATCAATCGCTCCGAAATCTTCACCTTGTTGCGCCTCGATGTCGAGGACCGACGCTGGAAGGAAGCCATGCGCGCGGTGAAGGAGGCAATGCGCGTCGTCGGGTCGAAATCCTACCTGCGGTTCAGGATGCGTGAAGCTTTCGACGCACCCTGGCAAACGGTCACCATCGATCTGGCGGCGGCGTGATGGATATTCCGTTTCACACTGTTGCCGGGACCGTCGATCTTGGCGCTGTCGGCCCGGAGTTTTTCTCGGCCTTCTCCATCGCGGACACTCTGGCCAAGATCAATCGCTACAACGGGCGCACGCCGCGCCCGTGGTCTGTGGCCTCGCACAGCCTGCTGGTCGAGGCGCTTTGCCCCTTCGTCGACCTGAAGGGCTGGGCACTCCTGCACGATGCGCATGAAAGCGTCATCGGCGACATCACCACCCCGGCGGTGGATTACCTCTGCCTTGTCGGCGGAGGTCAGGCTGTCCGCACGGCGATCAATGCCGCCAAGGGCAGGCTCGACCGGATCATCGGCACTGCCTGGGAATGCCCTCCGCGTTCGCATTCGCTGGAAATCCGGCGGGCAGACTGGGTCGCGCTGCAAGCGGAATATGGCGTGTTCTTCGGTCGACCTGCCGACTTCCTGACGGCTGAGGATCGCGAGGACGTCCAGCGCGCCTGTGACCTGATCCCTGAAATCCCCGCGTCATGGGTTGCATCCCGCGATGCCTGGATAGCGCGGGCCGAAGAGCTCGCGTCCATGGGGCTGCTGAAATTGCCCCGTTCCATCGCTGCCGATGCAGCCTGACCTCTGAAAGGAAAGACCATGTCGAACGTTCTCCCCAAGAATGACCTCGTTGCCTTCGTTGCTGCCGAGGCCGGTGTCACCAAAGCCCAGGCACAAGCCGTCCTGGACGCGCTTGGTCCGGTGATCCGCACCAATACCGCCAACGGCTACATCGTCCCGCTGCCCGGCCTCGGCCGCTTCTCGGAGAAGGAGCGTGCCGCGCGCACCGGGCGCAATCCGCGCACCGGGGCCGATGTGGAGATCGCTGCCGCGCGCGTTCTGACCTTCAAGGTCTCGAAGCCCTCGAAATCCTGATGCGAAACCGCATCCGGGGCGGCGCATGCCCCGGGTGACGGTCGGCCGGGCGTGGTGGCCCGGTCCTGATGATGCAGCCGGAGAGTGTCATGACGATCACGTTACGAGACCGGCCTGATGGCCAGATCGAGGTGCTTGTCCAGAAACCCGTTGTGGTTTGTGTTCTCGCCGACCGGGATCTGGCCGAGCGTTTCGTCGCATTTCTGACGCTGGAAGATGATGCGGCAGAGGAGGATAGCGTCAGGATTGCGAAAGGGGGCGTCGATGAGGCCGCCCAGGAACTTGACCTTTCGCAGATCGCGCAGGAAGTCGCC